CGGCGTCGGCGGCGTCGGCGGCGTCGGCGGCGTCGGCGGCGTCGGCGGCGTCGGCGGCGTCGGCGGCGTCGGCGGCGGAGATCTGCAACTCCACCCCCAACCGGCCGACGCGTTCGCCACGTTCAAGCCGCATGTCTTCAAGTACGGCCCGCGCATCTGGCGAGCTGCGCCGGTCGAGTAGCTCTTGAAGACTCAACGCCGCCCCCGTTTCAGCTCGTTGTGCGTCTTTGCCACGTGCAGCAGGTTGATTCGCGTCATCACCCACCGTCCCGCGAGCAATGCAGCTCGAGCCCGCTGTCGAGGCGCACGGCGGTCAGCGGTTCGCCGCCGATACACTTCGCGAGCCAGCCTTCGGGCCTCGAGTCGAACGCGACGCCGATGGGGTCGAGTCCTGGCAGGTCTCTGCCCAGCCTTCTCGGCTCACGGCCGAACAGAGCGAGACTCTCGCCACCCTCTACCGTCTCGAAAACCCACTCGCCGTGGCGATGCGCCCAGAACTTGGCCCGAGCGTCAGAACGGCCCCTGACCGTTTCCGCGCTCTGGCCGCTTTGCCGCGCGGTCACCACCGCGTAGCAGCCGCCAGGGCTATCAGCGCAGCTGGGCTTGGCAGTGTCGAGAATGAAGTCGGCCGACTTGGCGTCAGGCTCCGCGGCCAGCGGCTTTGCGCACGCGACGAGCAACAGGGCGAGCGCTCTCACGGTTTCTTCTCCGTTCCGCACCGATTGCAGTACGGGCGCACGGCTCTCGGGCCGTGTCGAATCCATGCATGCTCGCCACGGTCGCACGCCGCTCTCGCCGCTTCCCATGCTGTCGCTTTGAAGTCGCGACGCGCGATGGCATCTTGTGCAATTTCCTTCAGCACCCGCATCTCGTCTTCAGTGAAGTCGCTCATCGCTCGGCCCTTCGCTCGCGTTGCCACTTGCCGTTCGGCGTTTCGAATTGGCAGCCACAGTCCGGGCACTTCACCTCTTCGCCCTCGTCCCACAGGTACACCTTGCAGCCGGGGCACGACATGCAACCGGGGTCAGCGAACGCAGCGGCGGCCCAGTTGACTTCGCCGCGCTCGTTGACCGTTTCGCCGTGTGGGTTCGGCTCGTTCCATGGGAAGGCGCGGCCCTTGAGGATGATTGGCGATTTCATCGCTTCACCTCGGGCGTCTTGGCGAGGGCGCGAATGGCAATTCGAGACTCAACCTCGGCCAGCACACGGTCTACCTCTCCGTTCCCTTGGGCGCCGACGTCTCGCACGATGTCGGCGGCTTCGCGGAGCGCGATGCGTCGAATCTCCATCGCCCGGTCAATTTCGCCAGCGCGCGCCTCCTCAAGAGCCGCCACCCACACCTTCGCGTCGTGCTTGGCGGCGGCCTTGGCGGTGTCGGCGAGGGCTTTAGCGGCGCCCGTGTCGGCCGGTGCGAGGTCTCCGACGTCCATCGCACGCCACGCTTTCGCGAGCGCCTCGCGCAGCGCCGCGACCTGGGCCAGCGCCGTGTCGCGTTCGGCCCGTGCCTGGCGCAATCCATCGGCGAGAGCATGCACCCGGTTCGCGTGAACGTTGTCCGTCTTGCGTCGGTTCTCGTCGACCATCTCAGTTCGCCTTTCTCGCCCGCAGCGTCGAGAGCACCCGAGCAACCGAGGGCCCCTCTGGATCTGCAACACCCGCCCGCCGGCGCTGCAGCACAGCCCTCACCTCGGCGAGTCGCACTCGCACGAGCCGGCCCTTCCCGTACGAAGCGAGCTCGCCCGCGGCGACCCACTTCTTCAGCGTCGACCGCGACACCTGAACCCACCGCGCGACCTCTGACAGCTTCACGAAGTCGGGCTCGACCGCCGCCGGCGCGGCGACCGCCAGAAGCTCTTCGCGCAGCACCCGGCGCACCACACCCTCGAGGGTCTCTTCGAGTGTCATTGTCCGAGCGCCTCCCGCAGCAGCACGGTCGCCCGCTGCCACGCCTCGACCTGGCGCCACCCTTCGAGCAACGTCCCGCCCCAGGGCTGCGACGTCACCTCGGCGAGGGCCTTCTCGACCAGCGCCCGCGAGACCACCTCGCCACGCGCCACGCCCGCACACTGCTCGAGCACTCGAGCCGCGAGCTTGCCGATCGTCTCACTGAGGTCGAGGGCCCGCTCGAGACGCTCGCTGACCTCGAGGAACTCCCGCTTCAGCTGGTCTCGCTCTTCGATCACCTCGAAGAGATCAGCCAGCGCCTCGGAGCGCTCCTGCTCGAGCTGCTCGAGGGGGGTAGAAGGAACCCAGTTGCTCACCTGAACACCCCCGTGGATACCGTTGACCCATGCGCCCCGCGATCGCACTGGCAGTGTCTGCAGCTCTCGCCGCACTCACCTCGTGCAGACTGTGCGATCCTGCAAAGTGCGCCGGGTGCTGCGACAGCAACGACGTCTGCAGCTTCTCGTGCAGTTCGGACAGCGGGGCGGGCGGGGGAGCGCAGCAGCAGCGTGCCGCCATCGCCGTGAACCTCGAGCTGAAGAACGACTACGCCGAAAGCCTCTTCACGGTAGATCTGACACCCAGGGGCGGCGAAGCCGGCGTGCCACTCGTGGGTGCTCCGGTCGACACAGCAGTGCGCGCCCTGGAGTCTGCGCGCATACCCGGGAGCGATACCGTTCGGAAGCCAGATGCGCTCTCGATTGACCCGACCGAAACGCTCGACCTTTCGGTCGACGCCGTGAGCCTTGGCCAGCACCACCGCTTTACAGCTTCGGTCGGGGCGCCGAGCGCGCGAGCCCCGACGCTGCGACTCTCCTACGACTACGATCTCGCGCTTGCAGAGTTTCGCCTGCAGTACGGGTGGGGCCAGTAGGGTCACGCGTCACTCCCGGGCCAGTGACTCGGCGCCTCGCACTCGACCGACCGAGCGGCGATCGCGATTCGCAGATCGCTGAGCCGCGGCCGCGCCTCGACCGCGACGTCGCCAGCCAGCACGAGGCCCGCCGCGACGCCCATTCGATACGCCACCCGCTCGCCGTGGGTCAGCGGCCCATAGCGCTTCGCTGCGCCTGGATCTCGCTCGCCGGCACCAGTCGTCGCCCGTTCTTCCGCAGGGTCAGCACCTGAAAGCCGTCGAGCAGCTGCGCCATCTGCCGGTTCGTGATTCTCAGGAAAGCCGCCGCCTCGCGAAGTTCCAGCGGTCTCGAGGGCGCGCGGCGTTCCCGCCGATCGCGTGATTTTCTGGATTTCATCTTGGGAATTGTCCCGTGCTGAGTTGTTGAGTTTCCGAGTAGAAACCGACCCATGGGTCGGTGAGACCTTGGCGGCGCGCATCGAATGTCCCCTCGAGATTGAAACTTCAGGGAGACTTCGTGCTGCGGATCAGCGCCTCGATCTCTTCCTGCGTAGGCCGAGCCTTGAGACCGGCATCAGCCCAGACCGATTCAATCGAGACCGTCAGCAGCCGAACCACCACGTCGGCGACCGTTACCTCGCTGACGTCGCGGCCGAGCTGAGCACGAGCCTTCGCCGTCCAATAGTCGGCGACGTTTCGCAGCTGAGTCTTGATCGACTTGGGCACGCGCAGGTGAAGCACCTCGCCGCGCTTTTCCTTCGCCAAGTCTGACTGAAAGTAATCCGCCATGTCGGTCGACTCGTGCACCTTGCCACTCCTTTGCTGTGAACTGAAACTGAACTCACGTCACGTATACCGCTTACGTGACCATATTGCAACGCCAAAGATACCAACTGTGTTGCGTCGTGGTAACGATTGGTATACAAACGGTGATGCGCGGTCGCCTTTGGCCGCTACCTCAAAGGAGTCTCACCGTGTGGAGTCCAATGACTTGGCGCGACTGGCTGGCCCTGCTGTGGTTCACGCTTCGAGGGGGCGGAAAATGAGCGCCTTCACGGTGAAGAACTTCAGGCCGCACCCCGCGGCGGCCCTGTGGCCGATGATGAACGCGACTGACCTTAAGGAACTTGCGGCCGATATCTCGAAGAACGGTCAGCAGTTTCCGATTCTGCTCACCGACGATGGGCTCGTGCTCGACGGCCGAAACCGCCTCGAGGCCTGCCGAATCGCCGGGGTCGAGCCCCGTTTCGAGCGTTGGTCGAGCAATGGCGTCTCGCCGACCGCCTTCGTGATGTCCCTCAACGCCCGCCGCCGGCACCTGAACGAGTCGCAGCTCGCGTTGATCGCGACCGAGGCCCTGCCGCTGCTCGAGGCCGAGGCGCGAGAGCGGCAGCGTGAAGCCGGCGGAGACCGCTTAGCGCCACGTGGCGCTAAGCGCTCGGCCGAGGATTCACAGCAGGTTGCGAAGGGCAAGGCCTCAGAGCTTGCGGCGAAGTCGGTCGGCGTCAGCGCGCGCACCGTCGAGCGCGCGAAGGCGGTTGTCGCGAATGCGGCGCCCGCCGAGGTCGAGAAGATTCGCTCGGGTGAGAAGACGCTGAACCAGGTCGAGCGTGAGACCGTGAATGCGAGGTGGGACGTTCTGTTTTCGTCCAAGTCTGACGACTGGGCTACCCCGCAGCACATTTTCGACGAACTCAATGCGCGGTGGCGGTTCACGCTTGATGTGTGTGCTTCGAAGGACAACGCCAAGTGTCCTCGGTTTTTCACCGTTGAGCAGGATGGTCTTAAGCAGAATTGGGAGGGGGTTTGCTGGATGAACCCACCCTACGGGCACGAGATCTCCGCGTGGGTCGCAAAGGCGCACGCGGCGGCAGATGCCGGGGCGACCGTTGTTTGTTTGTTGCCAGCAAGAACCGATACCGTCTGGTGGCACGAGCACGTAGATCCTATTCGCCGAAAAGAGGCGCGCGGCGAACTGGAGCTTGTGCGTGGTCGATTGAAATTTGGCGACGCCAAAAACAGCGCGCCCTTTCCGAGCGCCGTGGTTGTCTTTCTGCCGCCAGAAACCCCAACCCTGTTGACCGCGACAATGAGCGGCGCGGAGTGGGGTCACTGGCTGCGAAGTTTTTGGTCGAAGGTGGATCGCTCTACTCCTGACGGTTGCTGGCTGTGGACGGCCGGAGTTGACAAAGACGGGTATGGGAAGTTCAGCCCGAGCCTCCCGAGTCGCAACGAACAGATTCACCTGCGTGCCCACCGCTTTTCATTGTTCTTGGCAACAGGGTCTCTCGAAGAACTCGTCGAGCACCGATGCCACGAGCCGGCGTGCGTAAGGCCAGAGCATCTAGTCTGGGGGAACCAATCGTCGAACATCGTGAGTTCGGTTGTGCGAGGAACGCACCGTAACGCCTCGTTCACTGCCGATGAAGTGACGGCGATTCGGCGTCGCATTGCTGCCGGGGAATCGATCGCTGATGTTGCTCGCTCGCTTGGGCGGAGCGGATCCACGATTTCGGCGATAGCAAGTCGCCGAACCTGGGCACATGTGCAGGAAACCGAAACCACGACCGAAGCCGGGAGTCAGTCCGAAAAGAAACCCCGGCGCCTGTCAGTGATCGAGGTGTCGCCTTGATCTCCCGACTGCTCTGCTGGCTCGGCGCCCACGTGCCGGGCGCTGGCGTGAATCACGACTGGTCGATCTGCTGGTGCTGCTCGAGGTGCGGCGCGCTGCAGCCGGGGGCTCTTGCTCGAGGTCGACGCCGATGAGCGGCGGCGAGCCCCCCAAGATTCTCGGTCTGACCATTCACTCGCCGTGGGCCGAGCTCGTGGCGCGCGGCCTGAAGACCGTCGAAAATCGAAGCTGGGCGCCGCCGCCGTGGCTGCTCGGGCGCTATCTCGCTGTGCACGCCTCGACGCGGTGGGATCAGGAAGGCGCGGAGTTCGTTGAGCGCAACGCCTCGCGTTTTCGGGCGCCAGATCTGCGGCCCGAGGCTTGTCAGAAAGGCGTCGTGGCGGTGGCGCGGGTCGTGGGGTGGGTGCAGCGCGTCGAGCTCGGCCAGCCCGGGCCGAAAGTGATCTCGATGCTGCCCGGCTGCAGCTTCACTGAGCAAGACTGGCGCTGGTTCGTCGGCGCCGAATTCGGGTGGCTGTTGCGAGACGTGCAGCGGATCACCCCGGTGGCCTGTCGTGGTCAACAGAAGCTCTGGCGCCTCCCGAGCCCTGTCTATGACTCGGTGCGGCGGCGGTACGACGCGGCGCGGCGGGCGGGGTGATCAATGTTGATCATGGTTATCAGCTAAGGATCGGCTCGATCACCACGAGCACCGAGCCGCTGCCCGGAACGGTCTCGAGCAGCCCCCCGAGCGTCACCGCGAACTCGCCGTCGAATGCCCCTTCGGTGTCGGTGTCGGTGGCGCCCCACGAGTATTCGACGACACCCGCAGCCGCATCGATGATCGTTGCCGCGGCGTTGACCTTCAGAGCGGTCGCGCTGAAGCGCAGCCGCATACGAAAGACAACGCTCGCGCCCGAGAGGTTCAGTGCTGCGCCGTCGCTGTCGGTCAGCGTTGCCCGCAGCTTGGGGAGCCGGTCGCCCTTCTTCAGTGAGATGGTTGCCACTTAAACACCCGCCTTCGTTGGGGTGCCGCTCGTCGCAGCACCAGTTGAACCGCCCGAGACCCTCGCCGCAGAGCCGGCCGAGCCTGTGAGACTGACGCCCGAGGGGCGCGAAGAGCTCGTGGCGCTGGCCCCGAGTCCGCTGCCGTTGCCGAACGTGAACGGGTAGCTCACGCCGATCAGCCCCCCAGCGACCCCGGTCTCGTCGGCGAGGGTCGACGAAGCAACGCCCGCCGCGCCTCGAGCACCCGCCGCGGCACCCACCGTCGCGCTGAGGGTGGCAGCTGCCGTGCCGGTGATCGCCCCGGTGAACGCCCCGCTCGCCGACCCGGTGACCGGCGCGAGCGTCGCAGATGCGGTGCCGGCGACCCCGTGCGCGCCGGCGGCGCTGCCGGTGGTGGCGCCGAGCGAGGCCGCGCCGGTGCCGGTGGTCGACGAGCCGGCCGCCGCGCCGGTCGTCGCGCCCAGCGTGGCGCTCGCCGTGCCGGTGATCCCGTTCGAGAACGTGCCGGTGGCGCTGCCGGTCGTGCCCGCCAAGGTCGCGGCCGCGGTGCCGGCCACCTCAGAGCCGGCGGCGCTACCGGTCGTCGCCGCCAGGGTCGCAGCCGCGGTGCCGGCGACCCCGTGCGCACCCGTTGCGCTGCCCGTGGTGGCCGCCAGGGTAGCCGCTGCCGTGCCGGTGGTCGAAGAGCCGGCCGCTGCCCCGGTCGTCGCTCCCAGCGTCGCGGCGGCCGTTCCCGCGACCCCGTGCGCGCCGGTCGCTGCCCCGGTCGTCGCACCCAGCGTGGCCGCTGCCGTTCCCGTGACCCCGTTCGAGAACGTGCCGGTGGCGCTGCCGGTCGTGGCAGCCAAGGTCGCGGCCGCGGTGCCGGTGACCTCAGAGCCGGCGGCGCTCCCAGTCGTCGCGGCGAGCGTCGCGGCCGCAGTACCGGCGACCCCGTGCGCACCCGTGGCCGCGCCCGTGGTGGCCGCCAGGGTGGCCGCGCCGGTGCCGGTGACCTCAGAGCCGGCTGCTGCGCCGGTCGTCGCGCCCAGCGTGGCCGTTGCCGTTCCCGCGACCCCGTGCGCGCCGGTCGCCGAGCCGGTCACCGCTTCGAGGGTGGCCGCTCCCGTGCCCGTGACGCCCGAGCCGGTGACCGTGCCCGTAGCGGCGCCAGCCGTGTCGTCGAGCACCGCGGCCCCGGTGCCCACCCACCCGTACGCACCGGTCGCGGCCCCGGTGCTGGCCTCGAGGTCGACGGTGGTGAAGGGCCCCGCCTCGTCGAGCCACGTACCCGCGCCGATCGCCGCCAGGTTGCGCGCGAAGGGGCCAGAGTCGACCAGCTTCGAGGCCGCCGCCTTCAGCTCGAACCAGTATTCGAGCCCCGTCGTTTTGTTCGGGTCGAGCTGCTTCGACTCGGCCGTCGCCTCGCCAGAGCTGAGGGTGTTGCTCCACACGCGCAGCGACGTCACGCGACCGTTGAACGGCTCGGTGAACCAGTCGGTGCCGATCGTCAGGCTGGCCGGGGTCCACCCGGTCGAGAGCCCGGTCATGCCTGTGGTGGTGAGGGCCGCCCCGACCAGGCCCCAGTAGGCGGTAGCGACGCCACCGGTGCCGACCGAGACGCACGCGAAATACCAGTTCCCCGGGGTCACCGTGCCGAGGTTCTGCAGGCCGCCGCCGCTCCACGCGCACGCGAGGGTGTTGGTGTTGTTGACCTCGAGATTCAGGTAACCGGTCGGGCTCGTGCCGTTGGTGTCCTGAAGCATCCAGATCGACGCGTCGGCTGCCTGCGTGGCCGGCACGTAGAAGAGGCATGCGATGCTGTAGCCGGTGGGCCCGGGAAGGTTCGCCGTGCGCTGCAGCCCGTTGTTCTGCGAGACGCCGCTGAAGCGCAGCGCGTTGATCGACGGCGGGGCGCCGGTGACCAGCACGCCCGAGCCGATCGCCGCACCCGCTACCGCGTCGAGGCTCGCGGCGCCGCCGCCGACCACGACGCCCGAGACCGTTGGATCTCGAAGAACAACATCGCTCGGTGAAGCCGCGCCCGAACGAAGAACGATCTCGGTGCTCACGGGATCAAGTCCCCGTCAGCGTGTTCACCGTGGTGCCCGCGACGTCTGGGCCGCCGGGCTTGTAGGCCACGACGTAGAACGTGCCGCTGCCGGCACACGTGAGGGAGTAGAAACCGCCGGCGTCGCTCTGGCCCTGGTCGACCTCGACGTCGTCGGCGGTGCGAATCAGGTGAACGGTGCAATCGGCGAGGGGCGCGAGAGAAGAGTCGAGCGTGTACCCGGTGATCCGAATCGACAGCGTTGAGAACGGCTGCGAGCGAAACGGCAACGATTGAACCGGGCCCTCGCCCTGGTATCGCCTCGCCTTGAACCCGCCGCCCGGCCCGACCGTGTAGCCCGCGGGCTGCCCGTCGAGAATGCGCGACCGATACCCGCCCCGCGGCGAAATCAGCGCATTGGGCCTGCCCTTGGCGCCGCTTCCGATTGGCACAGCGCACCTCCGTCAGTTGAGCGAGTCTACTTGGTACGTGTGCACGGTCATCGAACCAGTTGCGACGGTCTGCGTGAAGAACACGTCGAGCGCGCTGGCCGCGGTGTTGTCGAAGCCCGCGCCGACCGCTGGCGTGCCCACTGGAACGAGCAGCGAACCGTTGCCGCCGGCGCTCGGCAGAGCCGAGCCGACCACAGCTTCAGAGGTGAAGTGGCAGCCCATGGGGAAGAAGTTGGTCGAGGTGCCGGCGCCCACCGCGCGACACACCAGCTTCGCTTCGAAGTAGAACGGGACCGTGGTCTTTGCGACCACGTTCAGGTTCAGCGCCAGGGTGTCGAAAACGATCGTCGTGCCCGCGGCGCCCAGACAGATGTCGAACCGTGCGGTGCCTGGCGTGGTGACGGCGCACGAGATGCGGCCGCCGAGCATCACCTTCAACACGCGGCCAATGTAGAAATAGCCGTTCGGGAGAACGATTCTCGACGCGGTCGGAATGCACGAGGCGCGCGCGGCAGCCGTCAGCGTGGGGCCATCGGTCGTCGCCGCCACGAGGGTTTCTTGATAGGTCTGAAAGCTCATGTCGTTGCGCTCCGCTCGGTGAGAAGGATGACCAGATCAACGGTCAGAAGTGAGGTGTCGCTGCCGTTCGCCAGGCGTGTTTCAAGTTCGGTCTTTGTTTCGATCAGCATCGCGTCGATGGCCGCGACCGCCACGTCGACGCCACGCAAGGCCGCGGCTGCCTGTACCTCGAGGCTCGAGCACAGCGCGTCGAAACGAATGGCCTGATCGGCGGTCACCGGCCCCCCGCGGCCTGGATCTCGGGCATGGCACCGACCACCTGCAGGCCGCGCTGGGCGACGGTCTTCTCGCCGAAGCTCTTCACCGCGTCGCGGGCCATCTCAAGCAGCCCGTAACAAAGCAGCTTGTTCTCGAGGGGCCCCGAGAATGCGACCTCGTTCGTCGCCGGGTTGAAGCTGATTTTCAGCTCGACGATCACGCGTTGCCTTCGGTGTAGGTGAAGCTCGAGACCGCGACCGGGCCGCCCGAAACGATCGCCGTCGTGTTCAGGTTGAGGTCGGCGCCCGAGGTACCAACGGTGCCTTGTGAGATCACCGTGGTGCCGTCGCTCTTGTAGATCCGGTAAAAGCTCGCGGTTCCGGTCGCGTCGGCGCTGGCGTCGTTCGAGATGGCGCTGAACGTCAGCACCGCGCCCGAGGCGGCGCCGGCGGCGGTCGCCGAAAGGGCGAGCTCGGCCAGCTTCGTGTTCCCCGACAGGGCCGCGTTGGCGCTGGCGGGCGGGGTGCCGTCGTAGATGCGCAGCAGACCGCTCGTGCCGATCTGCGAGGTGATTGTATCCGCGCGAGCGTTGCGCACCGCAGTCGTAAACGAGATGGCCATGCAGGGAAGATTCGCGCCGACCGTGGACAGCTCAGCGCGGCAGGTACCGGCTCACCGTCACGCCGACATAGAGCCCCAGCACGAGCGCCAGCCCCGCGAGCACCCCCGCCATGGCCATCGAGCCGGCCGAGAATGCTGGGGCGGGCGGCGCCCCCTCGAGCTCTCGCACACGCTCGGCGCACGTGGCCATCAGGCAGGCGTTGCGCGAGCCCCGCGCTGCCGAAAGCAGCCACGCTCCACCGTCGAGAGGCTCGGGCGGCGGGGCCTCGGGGCAGACCGCATACACCGGGTCGAGCCACGGCGAGGCGCCGGCGTCAGGGGCGCCAGCGTCCCCCGCACCTGCTGGCAGTGAGACCAGCAGGGCGAGGGCGCCAGATCCGAGGGTTTGCCGCACGCGAGGGGCGACGCGCAGCCTCTTCACCGGCACCGCTCGGTGGCCGGGTCGCAAGTTCAGCCCCCCAGGGTGGGCCCGGGGTTCTTCGACGCCTCGAGGCCGGCGGCGGTGGCGCCCGCGCCGGCGATGTCTTTGGTCGCCTCGACGCCACCGGCGGCCGCCAGGCTGGTGAAGACCGCAGCGGTCAGCAGGGTGGCCACGCTCGCCACGCTGAACGGCATGGTGCCCGCGGCGAGCGGCATCGCAGAGCCGATCACGCTCGCGACCAAGTTGAGCGCCCACCCGCCGGCCGAGCCCTGCAGCCAGGTGGCGAACTTCAGCAGTGCGAGACCGGCGGCGCCGGGTGCCAGTTTGCCAAGACCGACGAGCGCCTTCACGCCCGGGCCGCGCAGCAGCTTCACGACCGCCACGAGCACCAGCAGCAGCACGAGGAAGATTCGCCCAGAGCCCGCCGCTTCGGCGATGGCCTTGCCGTCGAAGGCGGAGCCGATCACCTTGAGATCCTCGACCCCCAACGGGGCAGCGGTGACAGGCAGGGGGGCGACGACCGGGGCGCCGACCACGACGACCACGGGGTCGGCGACGATCACCGGCGCGGCGCCGGCATCAGGAACTTGAGCACCGGCGAGAGAGCTGCAGACCAGCAGGGCAAGGGCGAAACAACGGGGCATGTGCATGTCTTTCCTCACGGGTGGCCAAAGAAGAGAACGGGGCGGTCGGGCGAAAAGCCCTGCTGTAGGCGCCCATGGGCGAAGTTCGTGGCGCCGGCTTGGGCGATCCACACGCGGTTGAGTGCACGCTCCGGGTCGGTGCGCGGCGGCATCAGCAGGGCGACGTGCCCCGGGCCGGTCGGGTTGCGCTGCAGGGCGAGCACGGGGAAGCCCGCTTCGGCGAGCGCCTTCGCGACCCAGACGTTGATCCACGCCCAGTCATGGCCGAGGGCCACCGGCCCGTGCAGGTACTCGGCGAGCTCGTTCGCCCGCAGGCGGGGCAGGTCGACGCCGAGCCCCCGCAGCGCCTCGCGCGCGAAGAAGTTGCAGAAGGTCTCGTCGACGTTGTCGCCGGTGACGTCGCGGCGCTGGTAGCGCGCCTGCGGGGCGAGCAGCTCGGCGATCGCCAGCAGGGCACCGGGTGACCGATTGCCCGGGCGACTGACGATAGGAACCTCGGGGGTGACGTTCAGGTCGAGGGTGAGCGGCGGCATCACGGGCCACCGTCCTTCGGCATGGGCGCCGGGTTGGGCACCTGCAGGCGCGTCAGCAGGGCGTCGAGCTTCTGTTCGCTGCGGTTCTGCCCACCCTCGAGCCGCTCGAAGCGGCCCGCCGCCTCGCGCTGAAACCGCTCGAGTTCGGCCTGCGTGGTATCCGCCTCGCGCTTCACCAGTGCAGCGGCCTCGACGCCGGCGTCGCGGGCGCTCTGGGCCATGGCTTTGGTCACCGTGATGCCGGCGAGAAAGCATGAGAGGGCGAACCCCCCCACGCCGATCGCCACCTTGAACACCCCGCTGCGAGCGACCTCGCGCGCGAAGTCTCGGGTCGCCGGGTAGACGCCGGTGATCGGCTCTTCCGCCAGGTCGGGCGGGTAGTCGGGCACGGGCGACGAGCGGGGCCGTTCAGCCATGATCTCCGCCGCTGCCGTTGGTGCCAAGCTGCTGGTGAATCTTCGAGAGCATCGAGAGGATCTGCTCTTCGCGGCGCGCGTGGCTCTCGTCGCGCTCGGCCTGCTTCACGAGGAAGGTGTCGAGGGTGCTGCGAATTTCAGCGCGCAACGAAATAAAGGTGCTCGAGAGCGCGGTCAGCTGGGTGTAGACGTCACGTGAAACCGCACGAACGTCGGCGACGTCGGCGGCGTTGCTTCGAAGGGCGGAGTCGATCGCCGCTGCTGCTGCGTGCATGTCGGATAACGCGCTCACGGGGAACGCTCCGCGCAAGAGGGCTCGAGACGGGGCAGGTGCTCTCTCATTGGGTCCAGAATCACCCGGCCCGTGGACAGCGCGCTTTAGGTCTCGAAGACCTCGAAGCTCACCCCATCGAGAACGATCTTCGTCGAGGGGTTGGCGTTGTCAGCGGAGACCAGCTTCACAACGCCCGCGGTCGAGATCTCGAGCAGCCCGTGCTGACCGTTGGCAGTCACCGGGAAGCTCAGCTTCGTCGCCGGCCAGTAGCTTGCGGGCAAGGTGAACAGGCTCGCGTTCACCGTCGTCGTGGTCGTGTGTTTGAACGCGCCCTTGAGAAACACGCGACCGAACTGGTTACGGCGAAACGCCGGGGCCGCGTCGCCGAACGCCTGGTAGGTGTTGTCGAAGCCGGGGATCGCCTCATAGGCATCGGTGTACTTCGTGGTATCGCCCACGGCATACCAGGGCGTTCCTAGGTACTGAATTCGGACCTCATCGACGTCGACCGTTTGGTCGATCGCATTCAAACTGACCTCAACCCGAATCGAGCGATCATCAGGCGGGCTGCCAGAACCAGAGGCGTCGAGGTGAATGATGCCCTGAATCTTTTGCCAGTGACCCTTCTTCTGATCTGTCGGGGTTGATGCAAGCGACTGAAACGTGAACGTCGAGGCGTCGTTCGAGTCGTATCCCAAATAGAACAGGGCGACTCTTCCTGCCGCGTCGGTATTTCCGGCGTCGTTCTTCACCCAAGCTGAGACGCGATAGATCCCTGCGTACCTGTTCGCCTCACAGGCTTCGTTGATCACCGGGAACAATGCGCTTGAGACGGACGGCGTCACTCCACCCGAGCGCACTAGGCGAAGGTAACGCTTCCCGCTCAGCCCGTTGCCGTCCTCTTTGACGATGACATGAGTCGCAAGGGTGCCCGTGATGATGCTCCAGTGATCTGGAAGCGCCGAGGTGTCGACGCGCGTCTCGAAACCACCGTTCAACGGGTAGTCGCCGAGCGCGATCCCGTCCTGCAGGTGCCCGGCGCTGGCCCGCCCTGCAACGAACGAGACCTCGGTCGAGGGCTCGCCGCGCACGAGTTGCTCTGCGTTGCGGTGGCGCGGAACGACCTTGTGAAAATACTGCTTGCCCGGGGTGAGGTCGGTGAACTCCACCGCCCGATCTTTGCTGATCGCCTGCAGCGTGGCTGAGCTGAGCGGCGTGCCAGAGGTCGGGTAGACGTGAAGCTCATACTCCTCAGGCAGCGCGCGGCGGTCGAGCGTCACGCCGATTTTCACGCGCGAGCCCCCCACCGCCGGTGAGGTCAGCGGCGTGGGAGTCTTCGGCCCCTGGAAGTGCTGGAACCGGTGGGGTTTGATCTTGGCTGGAATGCGCGGGTGATAGGTGCGCTCGAGGTGCACCTTCGAGCCCGCGGTCGGCAGGCCTCGAAGCGTCAGCTTCGTGGTCAGCTTGCCCGGCGTGAAGCTCTGCTCCCACGCGGTGACGGCGAGCGACTGGTCGCTGTCGAAGTGCACGCCGTTCGCAGTGAAGGTGTAGAAGTCATTCAGCTCGACCCATGGGAACCCGCGCTTCAGGGGAAGCGCGAGCTCGGCCGTAGGCTCTTTGCAGTCGGAGAGCGCCGCCGAGATGTAGGTCAGCGCCTCGGCCGCGGTGTCGATGAGCGAGCTCTCATCTTCCTGAATCTCAGCCCATAGCTCGCCGTACTTTCGGATCGAGGCGGAGTCGGAGACCTCGAGCACCTTGCGCTTTGCGGTGCCATCGGGCCAGAGGTCGGCCGAGTCGGGGTAGATGATTCGCCAGCTGTTGCGGATCTCTGCGATGTCGACGGCGAGCTTCTCGGGATCGCCGTAGTCGCTCTTCGAGAACGTGTAGAGCACGACCGGCGGGGTGCCCGTGCTGCTGCCGCGGTCGGGCTGGTAGAACGTCAGTTCGAACTGCCCCGTCGACTCTCGCCACTTGTAGCGGAGATCCCACCCGATCTGCTGCGCGAGCGTGCGCACCGCGTCGAGGGTGAATTCGCGCTGCTGCAGAAACTGGGTGACGAACCATGCCGGCGACGTCGGGGTGTAGAGCGTCACAGCCGGGTCGCCCGTGCCCCTGTTGTCGTCGAGAATGTTTTGCATCACCTGCTCGACGACGTTGCCCGCGGTGCTCGGCGCGCCGACGTAGTCCCACTTCGCCGAGCCGTCGACGATGCCGCTGCCCGTTGACCACGTGGGCTCAGTTGTGCCCGAGGTGCCGGCCTGCGAGTTCTTATAGAAACGGTTCAAGCCCGGGTCGCCGTCGCCTCGACTGGCGGGGATCAGGTACTCGCCCAGCGCATAGGTGGTCTGCGGCGCCCAGATGCGCAGCGCCACCGCGACGGCCGGCGAGCCGGCAGCCGCGTACGAGTAGACGCGCTCGGTCTTGATGAACTGTTGGGCAAGGCGGCCCGAGAGACCTCGAGCGCTCACCGCGATGTCGTAGCCGTTTGCTGCGTTCACCGAGTCGATGCGGCCTCGGAACACCTCGAACCAGTCGCCAGAGGCCGGCGGGCGATCCATCGGCATGATCGCCAGCTCGACCTTCAACTCGCGGTTCAGCGCGATGAGCGCCGAGAATGGTCGCGCCGGATCGTACGCGTGATTTAACGCCGAGCCCGCGAAGAATGGCGAGAGCTTCAAGGCGAAGAGCTCGCGCATCAGCGTGAGGTCGAGGGTGGGGTGGGGATCGTTGATGTTCTCTTGCCAGTTCGCAGCCTTCACCGCGTTAAAACCTGGGTATGTGGTCAGATCGCGCCACACTCCGAGATCGTCTTTGATCGACACCCGAAGGTGATCGGCCTGCACGCCTGAGCCGACGACACCTTGATGAGCAGCGGTGAGGGCGCGCACGGGTTAGGTCCCCTGGAGTTCGATACTGAGCTTTCGCATGTCGTGCTGAACGGCGCCGGCCGCGGTGGCGACGAGCACCTTCTCGGTCGCCGTGCCCGTCACCCGTCTCACGCTGATCTCGGGAACGAGCAAGCCCGTCGCATCGAGGTATGGCAGCGAGCTGAAAGCCGTCGTGGCCGTGCCGAAGATCTCGGCCCACTGGTCGAGGATCTTGAAGGGGAGCGCGACCAGGTCGTCGTAGTCTTGGGCGGCGCCTGCGGTGTTCACCAGCGCGATGTTCGCACCAGCGACGACCAGCCAGTCGGTGACAAGGGCGTCATTGCGGGCGCCGTCGAACCACTTCGCACCATCGCTTCGCACGATGTAGTGATGCCAAGTGCCAGACTCGAGCCGCCAGACCATGATCGTCGATCCGAGTGTTTCACCCGACGAATGTAGGGCAGCGTTCCCATAGGTGATCATCCCAGTCGATGCGGCCAGGCGGAGCTTCCCACTTCCAAATTTCGCGCTACCTGCGACCAGGCTGTAACCGCTCCCCGACACGGGCCCGAGTCCCTTGCTGCCGTAAAGACTCGCGTCGAAGCTCCACCGCTCACCCTCGCCGGTGACGAGACTCTCCCACGCGAACGCGTCGGAGCCGGTGAGCGGGATCGTCTCGATGCTCATGTCGCGCTTTCTCGTCTGTCGCGTGACTCGCATGGTGCCATCGAGGGCGGGGCTCACGTCGCCGATCTCCCTACGCTCGCCCTTCGGCTCAGAAGCGACCGCGGCGATCGGCCCAAGGTCGACGCCGTTCAGCTTGAGCCAGTTGCCAGCGCTCACCGGCGGAACGACCGGCGCCGCGACGTCAGCCGTTTCAATGTGGCCGTCGAGGAACGCGCTCGCTGAACCGGCCCCACAGTCGACGATATAGTGAACGATCGTGTCGACGATCAGGTCGGCGGTCACCGCGCTGAAGTCGTACAGCCCCCCGGCCCGGTCGGTGATCGTCGGGTCGGCCAAGTTGGTGAAGCTGCCATCTGCGTTGCGGCGCTGGTAGTAGCCGCCGCCGGCGCCGCCGAGCGTCGGAGAGAGACCCGCCACGAGAGCGCCGGTGCTGGCCGAGTAGAGAAAGAACGACACCCGACCGACTACGTCGGCGGCATCCACGTGCCCGTCTTGGTAGCGCCCTGCAGCCGACGTGGTGCAATCGATCACATAGTTGATCGTCGACCCTGCTACGAGGTCAGCGTCGACGATCGTGAACTCGTAGTTCCCGGCGCCCTTATCGGTGATCGTCGGGTCGCTGAGCGCGGTGATCGACCCGCCAGAGTTGCGCCGCTTGTAGTAGGCGAACGTCGGCGACACGCCCGCGAGAGGGGCGCCGGTCGAGGCAGAGTAGATGAAGAAGGGAATGACCACGGGGCCTCAGGGGGGAACGGGGGCGCCGCTGCGACGGAAGCGCTTTTTTGCCTGCTGCTCGGCGACGAGCTCGGCCAGCGCGTTGATCGTGGTCAGGTTGCCCTGAACGTTGAAGGTGTAGACGTCGCCGCTCTTTGGGCCCGAAATGGTGCCGAATGCCGAATCGACCGCACCCGCCGATTCGAACGCACGCATGCGGAGCTTGAAGCCCGCCGGCACGTTCGTGAACTGCTCAGTCATTTTAGAGATCGACGCGGCGGCCTTCTCCGAAGCAGAGCCAAGCTTATGAACATGCTGGGCTGTGAACTTGAACTCGGGCTCGGCGACCTTCGGAAGGTCTGGGATCGAGCCGTCGATGTTCGCCCAGATCTTCACCATCTTGTTCTGAATGGTGGTGATGTTGTCTTTGTTCGCCTTATAGAGCGCCTCGATGCCGCTGGTATCGGCGCCAACCGCCTTCAGGAAGCCGTGCACGACGCCGAGGATCCAGCCCCACGCGCTTTCAATTCCCTGAATGGTCCCCAGGATCGTCAGTGCGATGAAGTTCAGCGCGACCGTGATCGTTTTGATGACGTAGCCGAGAAGCTCGCCGACGACTCCGAACCCAGAGAACGCTTCGCTGATCGAGGTAATGAGGTCGATGATCGGCGTCAGCACGTCGAATACCACCTTCAGCACCTCGACCACCGCACCGATGATGTTGATGATCGGTTTCAGAATGTTGCCGATCGCCTGGAAGATCCCGCCGAGCAGTCGCAGTATGGGCGCGAGCACGGTGTCGAGAATCTTCCCGATGAACCCGAAGATCGTGCTCACGATGTCGATGAGCCCGCCGAACAAGTTGAGAGATCCCAACATGTCGCCCAGCGATTTGAAGATTCCGCTGACCACGTCGATCACCTTCGTGATCACCTCGATGATCGGGCCGAAGATTGCCCCGATGTTGCCCACCCCGTGAATGAGGTTGATCACGCCGATCACCGCGCTCAGCAGCTTGCCGATCGCCTCGATCAGCGGCCGGAACGCGACGGCCGACTCTGAGACCGAGTCGAGCACCTCGCCCAGTGCATCGGCGAGCATCTGAAGATCTTCGTCGAAGCGCTCGATCAGGGTGGTGAACTGCTTGCTGGTGCTGAGCAGTTCAGCGATCGCGCCGATGACTGCGCCCCAAATTCCACCGAGCTCGAACCCCTGAAGCGCGGAGTTCACAACCTTGCCGGCCTCGCCCGTTTTGCCCGCCAGGTTTGAGCCCAATGACGACGCGGCGTTCAGCTGATCCTGGGTTTTTCCCCCAGCGGCCTTGAAGATTGCCGACCCGATCAGACTGTCGAACGCCTTCTTCATGTTCTTCTGTTGGCGCTCGAGATCTGCGCCCGACTCTTTCAAGTGCTGAAATCCATCGGCGGCCTTTCCGGCGCGCTCAGCGGCACGCTCGGCTGCGTCGGCGAAGAGAAGCGCCCGCTGGGCCCCTTCAATGTCCCCGTCTGCCATCAGCAACTGAGCTTCTGCGAGCTTCCTCGCGTTCAGGTCGGTCTGCCGAGCCAGCGTGCTTAGAGCCGCATCAAACGACGCGAACCCGGCGGTGGCCCGATATGCTGTTTCGTCGGCTCCCACCCCGACATTCGAAATCGCGGTGCGGCGGTCGGCGATTGAGTTCGCCGTCTTTGTGGCAGTTCGGCCGATCTCGAAGTCGAGCTTCGCGCTGGTCTTGCCCATCTCGAGCTCATGTAGCGCCGCCACTGCGCCGAGAATGCGGTCGCGCATCTCGTCGGCCTTGTCGCCGATCTTCGCGAGTTGCCCGGCGAGCTCTCCTTTCGCGAGCTTCGCTTCCATCTCGGCGATAGGGCCAGCGCCAAAGCCTGCGACCTTCGCCTCGTAGTCGGTCGCCACCTTTTCGAGAGCCTTCATTGCGGCTTCGTATTCAGCCGCCGCCTTCTTCATGCGCTCGATGTTCGCGACGATGTCGTCAGCGGCCTTCGAACTCGAAAGCGCAGCACGGTCGAAGACCGGGCCGATCTCTGGTGCATCGGGGCCAGACCAGATCGCCTTGAGCCTGCCTGCGGCGGTCGCCGACGAGTTCACCATGTCCAACATGAAATCCATGTTGGCCGTTGCAAGTTGAGAAAGATTCCCCTGCGCAACGTCGACCGCAATAGAGGCGATGCGGGCGAGGGCCTTGCCCATCACCTCGAGCGGCGCGAGCACCACAACCACCGCAGACGCGACGACCTTCATCACGCCGGCGACACCAACGGCAGCGTCGCGGAGCGCCTCGGCACCCTCTCTGCTGCTGAGCAGGCGATCTGTCAGTTCCGAAAGCGCCGGTGCGAGCTCGCCCGCGACCCGCTGCGCCACGCCTTGAGATGCGAGCTGAAGCTTCTCGAGGTTGTCGTTAAACCGCTCTGAAGCCGCCGCCGTCGCAGAGCTGATCGTGATGCCAAGCCGGTCGGCCTCATCTGCGAGCGCAGCGATTCCCGAACGACCTTCGTTCAGGAACGGGATCAGCTGGGCGCCAGACTTGCCGAAGATCTCGACGGCGAGGGCCGCCTTCGATGCGCCGTCCTTCATTCCTGCGAAGCGCTCGGCAATGTCGCCTAGAACACTGTCGGTCGATCGAACGCTGCCGGCCGCATCTTTCACGCTCACGCCGAGCGCCTTGAAAAGCGCGACCTGGTCGGCGCTGCCAGCGGCGGCGCCCGCCATTTTCTGGTTCAGCTTCGACAGCGCACCGCCGAGCTCTTCAGTCGAGACCCCAGAAAGACCGGCCGCATAGTTCAGTTTGCTCAGCGCCTCGACCGGCACACCCGCCGACTGCGCGAGTTTGCCCATCTGATCGGCCGCCTGCGCCCCGTGCATCACGAACTCGACCAGGCCCGCGACCGCCTGCTTGGCCATCGAGCCGACCGCAGTGAGCGAAACGACCTTGCCGATCTTGTCGACCTTGGAGCCGAACTGCTCGAGCTTCGCGTTCGCCTCGTCGAGGCCCTTTCTCAAGGCCGCGGTGTTGACCTGAAGATCAACGATCAGGGAGTCGAGCTTCGCCATGAGGTGCCTTCAGCTTCTCTCTAAGCGTGGACCGAGACGGGGCATCACGGCGCCGGCGCAACGCCCAACAGGCGCGCGAGATCTCCAGCGTCAGCAGCTTCTTCCTCTTGCTTGCCGATCATGAACGTTCGCGGGGTGACGTTCTTCGCACCGGCGGCCGCGGCGATCGTGCTGTTCAAGATCCCCTGCCGCATGTCTTCGACGTCGAAGCCCCAGGGCTCGAGCGCGTAGAACTCCGCCCAGTCTGCAAGCTGGTCGGAGCTCAGCGCCTCGAGCAGAAAGTCAGGGTGCGGCCAGCCAAGCGCGAGGCAAAGCCGAAAGGCTAAGCGGGGCTGGCCCCTGATTTTCCCGCTTCGGCCTCACCCTGCTTCGGCGTATTCGCGCCGGTGATCTCGTTCATCAGCGCGACGAGCGCCTCGAGCGAAAGCACTTCGATCAGCTGGGTGGCCGTCTCTTTGTCGAACATCTTGCCGGCGACGTCGCAACACCCCGCCTGCAGTAGATGAACCATCATCTCGACGTTCTTCACCGATCCGGCCTGAACCGCATCGCGAAGCCGCGCGGCCTCGATTGAACTGGCCGCCGTCATTTTGACGACCATGATCTCGAGGTCGGCTTCTTCGATGCGAACGGTCTTCGCCCCGCGCCGGCGAATCGCCAGCACCTGTTCAGCTGAGAGAAGGGCCATCGGCGCTTATCCCGGGGGGCACTTCAAGACCTTGGTCAAGACCGAGGTCACCGCCGAGTAGGTGATCTTCGCCCGGCCGTTCGCCACCTGGTTGTAGACGCCGGTGGGGAAGGGGCCGATGATCTTCGTCACGCCGGCGCCGACCGCCACGACGGGGTTCACCGCCGCCGCGCCGTCGAGGGTCGCCTGAATGTTCAGCGTGACGTTGATTGATCCGCCGCTGCCGTTCTTCACCTCGACGAACTCTTGGCCCGTGTTGGCCCACTCGTCGCCGGCGACGTCGGAAGCAGCACCGGCGACGTCCTTGCCGGTTCGATCCACGGTGATGACTGTCAGAATTGCCATGTGCGGTGCTCCTGGTGAAGAGACTGATCGACGCCCGCGAGGGCGTCAGGTGCGGGTGGGCTGTTACGGGGCGTAGGTGACAGTCTTGGCGCCCGAGACTCGGAGGCTGATCGACGCGCTGTACGCGGCCGCGATGCCGCCCTTGGGGCCGTCGAACTTCTTCACGATCGCGGCGAACGCGAAGGTGGTCGGCGTCGAGGCGTGGTCGGCCAAGATAATCTTGAAGTTGCGCAGCGTGCCGGCGTCGCAGTCGGCGCGCAGGCCCTGCTGCTGGGCATCGTTGCCCACGAAGTTCAGATCGAAGGTGACCTCGCCGCTGTCGGGCAGGCCATCCGAGATGAACTCTCGCGCCGTGCTGTCGAAGCTGGTCACGTCGAGCTCAGAGACCATCGAGCTCGGGCCGCTGAAGTTGGTGATCTCACCGATCGTGGTGAAGACTTCAGAGCCGCCGCCGTCGCCGCGCTGGATCTTCGTTCCCTTTGTGGCCTTTGCCTTGGTCGCCATGCTTTGCGGTGCCTCCCGTCGAGATGCAGGAACGGTAGGGCCGACCGTGGACAGACCCGCGGGCGAGTCGCGGAGCGCTTAGCGTCACGTGGCGCTAAGCGGTCTGGCTCAAGTCCATACTGAGAAGTCGAGAGCGACACGGTGCAGCCGCGTCTCGTCTTCGTACAGGTCTCGCGACGTGAGGCGCCATGCGGCCAGGTCGACGCGGTCGAGGCTGGTGACGACCAAATCGATGGCCGCCGCAAGGGTGTGCGCCTCGACGTAGCTGGTCGAGTAGCAATCGACCTGCAGCCGGGTCTCGACCAGGCGGTCGGCGGTCGCGCCGGTGATCGCGTTCTGCGGCACGTCGTCGACCACCGAGAAGACCACCGCCGGCAGCGTGACGCCCTGCGGCAGCTTGTTCGGATAGATGCGCGCGCCCACGAGCGCTTGCACCTCAGCGCTGGCCAGCAACACGTCGCGTATGGCGGCGCCGACGATCATCGCTGGCCCGTGCAAGACCACATGAACGCGTCAGTGCCGGTGCACGTCACCGTGAAGCCGCTGCTCGAAGGTCCGGTCGAGAACCAAACCGGATTCGCCGTCTTGCTCGAGGCCGTACAGTCGGGGGTCGCCCCGAATGCGGTCGTGAAGGTGAGCGCCTTTGTTCCGCCCGAGCACGCCGAAGTTCCATGGCGCTGCGCCATCTGTTGGAAGTCGTCTGGGAAGAGTCGGCGCGAGGTAACGAACTGGTCCCATGCCGTAGCTCGGCACATATAAAAGTCGCCGCCGGCCGAGTCGTATTGAATGGTCGACTCGTCGGCAGGGCCCGGGCCGCCGTCCGGTGGGCACGGTGGAAAGCTCGCGAGTGACGGGGCGTTTTTCCAGACCAACCCGCCCTTGTAGGTGATGAAAAAATCACGCTCGGTGCCGTAGTCAGAGTTCAACGCCTGGAAGACATAGCCGGCGTCCATCGCGCAATCTGCCTGCACAGTCACGGCGCCGTGGTTTCCGGCGTACGCTCCGACACCGCATGATGGTGACGGGTGAAGGAACCCAGAGATCGCCGTGTAGCAGCCGTTCACGCTATCGGCGCACGACAGTGCGACGTGGCCACTCGCGCCGGAGTTGTCGACGAAGCTCGGCGGGCCGAACTGCACGCCGCCGTATGTGCTTCCGTTCTGAACCTGCCACGTCGAAGTTCCGTTCTGTGAGATCTTCAGGTTCGCGTGGGAGGTCGGGTTCGCTGCTGTGTCAAATTCAAAGTCAGGGCTCCCGCTGCCCTGTGGTCGATCGCTGACAAAGGTCACCCCGCTGGCGCCGCTGACGTCTTGCACTACGTTCACGAAACAGACGTTCGTCGAGGTGTTCGCCGGGTAGTTGTCGGTCGTGCCGGTGCTGTAGATCGTGAACTTGTTGCTGCCGTTGCTCTGAAACTGAGCGATCTTGTTCGAGGTCGAGGGGGCGGTGTTGTTGACGATCAACGCCGAGCATGTAGTCGTCGCCGGGTTGCAGTCGCCTTGCACGGTGACGGTGCTGTTCTGCACTGGAGTTCTCAGTAGCGTGGTCGCCACAATTCCCGCGTCGATGAAGCTTGCCCACTCTTGGTCAAACACTGCGGTCGTCGCACGGACGACGCCGGCGTCGATGAACCGCGTCGCGATTCCACCGTCGAAGACCTTCATGCCCTCGAAAACCTGCAACTGCGTATTGACCGCGCCGCGCTGGGTGCGAGATGCATCGGGCAACGGCGCCGGGCTCGGCGTGCTGGTCGAGGTGGCAGCCAAGACCAGACCGCTGAGGCTTGCTGCGAGAACGATCATCACCCTCATGGATCCGCCTTTCACGATCCCGCCTTTCGGCGAATCGCCTGTTCGATTCCCTTCGCGATCTCTTCCTTGAGCGCGGCGAGCACCACGCTCGCGTTGCGGTCGAGCGCCGGCCGTAGAAACGGGTGGGCCGCCGTGTGTGATGTGCCCAGCTCGATGAAGTGCCAGCGGCGAGCCGGGGGCAGCGCCTTGCTCTGCGCCTCGCCGAACGCCGCGGCCGCAACGCGTGCCTGTGCCGCGCGGCCCGCGCCGACCAGAATGCCGACCACGACCACCGCCTCGCCGCCCTTGGGCTTCTTCACCGACACCTTGAGGGCATCGCGGAGCGCGCCGCTGTCGACCGGCACCAGCGACCGCGCATCGGTGAGCACCGGCAGAAAGGCCTTTCGTGCGGCCTTCGCGAGAGTCTTCACCCCGAGCTGAACGCCGAGCTCGACGAGTTGAGCCTGCAGCTTGTCGAGCCCCTCGAGCTTCAGGGTGAGCATCGGGGCCTCATGTGGCGGGCTCCTCGACGAGCTCGAGCGCGGTCACCACGAGCTCAGCCCCCCGCCCGTCGGGGTCGATTGCCGAGACGATGTCGAAGACCTTACCGCTGCAGATCAGACGCATCGCCGGCATGACGCCGGTCAGGTAGCGCAGCCGAAACACGGTCGGCACCCGAGCGTTCCTCTGAGCTGACGCCCAGACCTCAGATCCTGGCGTGCGGTCGATGCTGGCGCGACGCTCAGCGACGAGCGACCACGTGAGCACCTGATCCCCGGCGGAGTCTTGAGCGGTCGAGCGTTGCTCGATCCGCACCTGGTGCCGCATCTGCCCGGGGTTCACGGGAGCCTCGAAAGGCGAAACGGGCCGAGCAGGGCGTCGACCGCAAAGCTCAGCTGGCTGACAATCGGCCCCGTAACTTCTGGGGTCCGGTTCTCGTACATCTGCGCCACGAGCAGCAGCAGCGCTTGTTTGACGGGCTCGGGTACTTCGACGGCATCCCACCCGACCAGATAGGTCACCTTCACCGCGTCGAACTGGTCGCGGGTGCTCGGCCAGACTTTCCCGTAGGCGATGCGCAGACGCCCGGGCTCGACGTTCTGGTCGGCCACGTAATCGGCGGGCGCCATCGTTTGAGTCGCGCCGGCGGTGTCGACGTAGGTCACCGACGTGATCGAAACCAAGTTCCCGCGCGGCAGCTCGACGCCCTGCTGCTCGAAGGGTAGACCGTCGTCGTCAGGGAACCCCGACTCGACGAGCTGATAGGTCTGCTTGAGAAACCCGCGCCAACAGATCTTCTCGGCGTACATGCGGGCCGCTCTCATGCACGAGAGCACCCGCAAGTCATCGAGGTCATGCTCGAGGCGAAGGTGATCCTTCGCCTCGCGCAGCGTGACCGGCTCGAGGGCCGGCGCAGTGATGAGCCGAACCGGCACCTCGGGCCTTTACCCTTACGGGGTGACGCGGGGCTCGAGCCCGAGCAGGTTGACCGAAGTCAGGGTGCCGGCGCCGCCGGTGATCGTCGCGGTCGCGCGCACGGTCTTGAAGCCGTTCGCCACGTCGAGAAGATCCGGGTCGTTCGTGACCTGGATGTTTTTGTTCGTGACGTCGTACGTTCCACCGCTAAACGCCGAGAGCGCCTTCGCGCCGGTGCCGCTGGTGTCTTTCGCTTGCTCCCAGGTCAGCGCGGGGGTGCCGGCGCCGGCGTCGGTGCCCACGATTGCGTGCACCTTGCGGTACAAGCTCGCGTCCATCCAGCCCGAGACGAGGGTGCCGGCCGCGGCGACGCTCGCCGCCTTGGGCAGGGTGCCGAGGGGAATCAGTTTCTGGTCGATCATCTTCGTGTTCCTTCTGTGCTGCGAGGTTGGGTGAAGGGGAAAAGCCCGGCCCCAGACTGCGGCCGGGCTCTGGTCTCAGGGCTTAGGTGCGGGTGCTGTTGAGCGTCACGATGCTCGACAGCGTGGTGCTCGAACCGCTCTGGCGAGCGATCGGCGCATCGAGGTACGCCTGACCGCCGAGGCGCAGCACGAAGCGAAACGCCATGTGATCGCTGTCGAAGTACATGTGGATCGACGCGTCCTGGCGCATGCCGCCTTTGACCACCGCGAGGTACTGCTTCAGGTTCACGAGCACGATGTCGCCTTCAGTGCCCAGAGCCGAGCAGGCCTCGAGGTCATAGATGGGGCGACCGAGCAGCGTCGCGAACGGGCTGTTCGCGAATCCACCGGGCGGCATATACGCCGCCTGCGACGGGTTGGTTCCCGGCATGGTGAGCTGCTGCAGCTGCTGCTCTACGTCCTGGTTGATGAGCCACACCGCGCCCGCGCGCCAAGGGCCATACATGCGGCTCCACATCTTCAGCACGTTCTTCGCGACGACGGTGCCTGCGCCCTGGGCCGCCTCAGCTGCCTGGGTGATCTTCGCCGGCGAGTTCAGCAAGCCCTGAGGCTGACCGGCGCCGGTGCCCGCGACGATGGCGGTGTTCACCATCGCGTTGAACTTGTCGGGCACCTTGCTGTTCAGGTAGGCCGTCATGGCCGGCACGTCTTCGACGAGCTCGTCGGAGAGCGCGACGAGAACGCCCAGCTTGTGGGCCTTGCAGTTCAGCATTTTGAACGAGGGTTTCTGCGGGGTGAAGCTTTGACCTTCGCCGATCCACTGGCCGATGATTCCGCCCGAGCTCGCCCAGGGGGTGGTGCTGTCGAACGGCATCGAGACCGCGTTGCTCGAGGTCACGACCTGGTCGCACTGCCCCAGCAGTGACTGCTCGCTCTCGACGAACTTCATGATGTTCGCGCGGAAGTCGGGGGGAACCGCGAAACCGCCGTCAGTATTCACGCCTTCCGCGCCGTAGCTCGCGGGGGCGTTCATGATCCGGTTGTCGACCTTGCTGAACAGCGCCTGCTTGCGGGCTGCGATCGCCCACTCGCCGACGCCCTTCACGAAGCCCCAGTTCCCCTTGGTCGCACCGACCGGGTTGCCGGTGATCGGCGCGCGGGTCGAGGCCTCGACCTCTTCGGTCTCTTCCTCGATCACCGGCACAGCCAGGCGGCGCTGCGGGGTGGCGGCCTTCGCCGTCATGTCGGCGACCTTCGAGCGCGTCTCGATCTCCTTCTCGGTCGCGTCGAAGCTCGAGGTGATCTCGCCGAGCCGCTCGGTCTCTTCCTCGGTCAGTTCGCGATCTTCAGAAGCAGCGGCGGCCTCGATGCTGGCCGCTTCCTGCGCGAGGGTCGACAGCTTTTCCCGCAGCTTCTCGAGCGGGTCAGCGGGCTTCTTCTTCTGGTTCTTCAGGTTCATTTCGGGGCTTTCCTTCGGTGGTTGCGCTACCGGCTGGCCGGTCGCTGGTTTCCGGGCTGGCCCGGTGTTCTGTTTGCTCGAGCCGCGAGCTGCCGGGCGGTCGAGAGGGTCTTGATGCGCTCTTGCGTCTGTGCGGCGAGGCCGAGCACGGGGAGATCTGCGGAGGCCGCTGCCGTGTCTTTCGCTGCAGGGTCAGCGGCGATCTCGTCGCAGAAGCCGAGGTCGAGGGCCTCTTGCGCGTTCATCCACGTCTCGGCCGCCATCATCTCGCGCAGCTTCGCGACGCTCAGATCGGTTTGTTTCGCGTAGGTCTCGGCGAGCGTCCCGTTCTCGAGGTCGAGAACGTCAGCCATCGCGCGCATATCTGCGGCGCGACCCGCTGCCATCGACCACGCCTCGTGGATCATCCACGTCGCGACTGGTTCGCTGATCACCTTGTCGCCAGCCATCGCGATGAAGCTCGCGGCGCTGGCTGCGATTCCGTCGATGTGAATGACCTTCTCGCCGGTGAAGCGCTTCAGCTGGGTGTAGATGGCTTTCGCCTCGAAGACGTCGCCGCCTTCGCTGTTGATAAACACGTCCAGCGCCTTCGCGCCTTTCATCGCGTCGAGGGCCTGCCGTACCGAGTCGCCAGTGATGCCGCCGCCGGTCCACCAGTCGACGCCGATCGCCTCGTAAATGTAGAGCTGCCCACGATCGCCGCCGCTCATTGCGTAAATGCTGCCGCTTGGCCGGGGACGACGGGCATCGGCTCGACACTGCTTTGCCATCGCGTGGGCTTTTGCGAGCGCTCGATTCACGCTCTTGAGCGTCACCCGGGGTGTGGACACCCTGCAGGCAGCGCCTTCGCGGCGGCGGCGGCAGGCAGTTCGCCGGCATTCACGAGCGCCGCGGCGCGCTGCAGCACCGACGCATCGAGCTCGCGACCGAACGCCTGCCGAGCAAAGCGGGCGGCCGGCTTCAGTTCAGCGCGCATGCGCTCGAGGCAGCGCTCGCGCTCGGCCGTCATGTGGGCCTCGACCTCGCTCGGCGAAAGGCGCCGGGCGAGATCCGTGCGCCGGTTTTCCATTCGTCGCGTGTACCGCTCGAGAGCACCGACGACGAACAGCTCGAGGGCGTCGCGCGCCTGCGCCGCCATCGCGTCGACCTGGTCGGCCGGGTCGGCGGGCTCCACTGGCTCAACCGGGTCAGGGGGCTCAGCTGGGGCAGGAGCGCCCGGCGGCAGTGCGGCCGGCATCGGCGCGGCGGCCTCGGGCTCGACGAGCCTTTCAACCGTCGTGAGGTTCGCCTGAACGAGCAACACGTCGCCGTCTTCTCCGAGGTCGTTCAAGCCTTCACGGGCGCGAATCTCGTTCGCGCTCATGATCCCATTCTGGCGCCAGATCGCATGTGCCTCGGCGCGCGCCTTCGCGTCGCCCTGAAGAAGCGGCGAGGTATCGAAGCACGTGTAACGCCAGGGGCCGCGGTCCTGCCGGAAGAGCTTGTAGTCGGCTTCCTGCTCGATTCGCTTGCACCACGGGTTCACCGCGTCGCGTACGAACTCGATGCTTTGGTGTTCGATGTTGCTGAACGTCGCGTGCAGCAGGTGTTGAATCTTGTGCAGCGGAACGCCGAACCAGCGTGCGATCTCTTCGACCGAGAACTGACGCGATTCGACCAGCTGGCTTTTCTGAGGATCCTGGCTCGAAGCCGTCCACTTCATGCCGCTTTCGAGAATCATCGGGCGGTGGGCGTTGTCGGGCCCCTGGCGCTTCTCTGCCCAGTCTCGTTTCAGCCGCTCGTAAGCGTCGTCGGCGAGCTTCCCTGGGAACTCGAGAACCCCGCCCGGGTTGGCGCCCTGGCCGAAGTAGCTCGCGCTGTGCCGCTCCTGAGCTGCAGCCAGAGCCAGAGACTTCGCAGCTCGAGCGACGATGCTGTCGCCCATCAGCCCATCGAGCCCGGGGCCTCGCAGGTGAAACACCCGCTGCGCGGGCAGCCGCACGAGCTCGCCGGTCGGGGCGATGTATTCATAGTACAGCTCCCACGTGGCTCGGTCACGACGCGGGCGCACCCGCTCGTAAGGCAGCGGCCAGAGCTCGGCGATTCGCCCGCCGGCGTTGGGAACGATCTCCGCGTAGGCGTTCCCGTAGGGCAGGGCGGTGAAAAGCATCGCCTCGCGGAAAGAGATCGCGGTCTGGTCTGGGTTCGGCCGCGTGTTCAACACCCACATGAGGGCGTCTTCAGTGAGCAGCTCGCGGCGCCCATTCCCCAGCGGGGCGTAGATGTTCCACGGGCATTGGCCGATTGCTCTCGAGATCTGGTCGATGCACGCCCACACCGCCGACAGCGACAGCATTTGATCGTCAGAGAGCTGCAGGCCGGCGATGGGCGACGGCAGCGGGTAGGTCGCAGCCCCCGACCATGCCGGATCTTGACCGCGACTGCGGGCGAATAGGTCGCGAAACCAGGCCCAAGGGCTTTTCACAGCCGCAGATTCACAGCAAACGTGGACCAGGGCCCGGGGTCACAGTTGCTTGAAGAATGCCTCGGTTTCATAGGCATGGCTAGCGTCACTCGAGACGATGAGCCGACTCATGGCCATCACCGTCGCGACGACTCCGTCGATGCGCTGCGCGGCCTTCTCTTTGTCGGGCTTGATGTTTCCGGCCGGGTCGCGCGTCACGACCGCGTTGCTCACACAGAAGCGCAACACCGGGTTGTTCGCGTGCCGCACCTTCCTCGAGACGATTCGCGCCTCGAGGTCTTTCGAGGGCTCGGTCAGCGACTTGTAGCCCTGGCGGGTCTCGACCATCTTGATGCCATCGGCGGCCAGCTGGGTCGCGAGCTGAGTCGCACCCCACGGGTCGAAGGCGAGCTCTTGCAGCTTGAAGCGCTTCGAGAGCGCCAGCAGCTCGGAGCGTATGAACTCGTAATCGACCACGTCGCCCGGCGTGACGGTCAGCCACCCCTCGCGACGCCAGGTGTCGAAGTGTCGCTGGCCCTTTTTCGAGTACGCGTCGACCGTTGCCTCGGGCAGCCAGAACCGACAGAGCACATCGATCGAATCGGCCTCGCCTGGAAAGACCAGCGCGAGCGCGGAAAGGTCGAGCTTCGTCGAGAGGTCGAGCCCCCCGAAGCATGCGCGGCCCTCGAGGCTCTTCTCGCGCTCGAGCGCCTCGGCGCGCACGTCGACGCCCGGTGCGGCCTCGCACTCCGCCCACCGCTCGAGCGAGAGCCAGCGGGTGACCGTTCGAGTCCACACGTTCAGGTGAAGCCGCAGGTACTCGTTCAGAAAGCTGGGTTGAGTCTTGGCCTGGTTCGCCTGGTCGGCGAGGTAACTCGACTTGACGCTGACCCCCCACCCCGGGTTTGCCTGCTGCTGAGCTGCTTCGCTGAAGTGATACTCGGGGTCGCCGGCCGGGGCTTCGTCGGCGGCAGCCACGAATGCGAAGAAGCGATCGTCGTCGACCACTCCCTCGAGCACCTTCACCGCGTAGTCGTGCAGCTGCCACCCGATGCTTTCGGGGTCGTAGGTGCCGGCGGTGGTGATCGCCAGGGTGAGCGGCTGCCGGCGCGCGCCCATTGCGGTATCGAGCACGTCCCACACGCCGCGATCTTTGTGCGCGTGAAGCTCGTCGACGATGTTGCCGTGCGGGCTAAGACCGTCGAGCGTGTTGCTGTCTGCCGACAGCGCCTCGAACTTCGAGCCGAGTCGCTCGCAGTGCAGGTTGTTCCGGTACGCCTTCACGAAGCGCTTGAGCTCGCGGCTGCCCTTCACCATCTCGCGGGCGGCATCCCAGACAATCTTCGCCTGATCGCGCTTCGTCGCGCTCGAGTAGACCTCGGCGCCGGGCTCATTGTCGGCGACCATCAGATACAGCCCGACCGCTGCGCCGAGCGTGCTCTTCCCGTTCTTCCGAGGGATCTCGACGTACGCGATACGAAAGCGGCGCGTGCCATCAGCGCGGAGCCACCCGAAGATGTGCCGCAGAATCTCGCGCTGCCACTCTTGAAGCTCGAAGGGTCGGCCCGCCCACTCGCCCTTATGGTGTTTGCAGAACGTCTCGATGAACCGAACCGCCCGTTCTCCGAGCTCGCGGTCGTAGCGGAAGCCTCGAGGGTGACCGCCCGGCTGCAGGCTCAGCGCGAGGTCGCGCGCGTGACGCTCGAGCCACAGCCGTTCGAGCTTACCCGGCGTGCGAATCACGCGGGCTCTACCAGTCGCGGGCCGCCGAAGAGAAAGTCGGCCGCGTCGTCTTCGGGCTTCGCCTTCTCGGGTGCCTTCACGCGGGAGCGCGCACTCGGCGAAAGGCCGAGCTCTTGCGCCAGCTGCTTCGCGGCCGCGCGCTCGTCGAGGGCGATCTTCAGGTCGGGGTTTTTCTGTGGGCCGAAGGGAGTCTTCACGATCGGCCCGACCTTCTGCAGCCGCTTCTGGGCCTGCAGCCAGTTGGCGTGTGCGACGCAATAGCGCTCGAGCGCACCACCGTCGAGGCCGGTCAGCACGCCAAGCTCGACCAGCTGAGGAACGACGCGATCCCATTCGGCGCGCGCGTCTTTGTCGAACCAGCTCGGCCGCTCGGGCACCGCGGGCGGCGGAGTGAGCGAGCCGCCGGCGTCGCGGTCGGCGCGGTAGGTGCCCTCGAGCTTCTTCAGCGCCGCGGGCTTCGGTGGCGGGCCGCGCTTACCCATGCGAGGCCATGATCAGTGTGAGGCGCGTTTCGCAATGCGACCCGAAGTGCGTCGTTTCAGCTCTCTCAACGTACCCGCTGAACCTCATGCCGCCGAGCACCCCTTCGACCAGCTGGTCGAAGTCCACGACCGGCGCCGGCGCCTTCGACAGGTTCACTCCCAAGCGGGCGGCGATTGCCCGCGCCGCGGTCGGGATCTCTCCCGTCGACTCGAGCAGCGCATCGAGCATCACCCGAACCTGCTCGAGGTCGCGGCGAGTGACCTTTTTCGACCTTGGCGGGTTCAAATCAGGCCCCCCCTTACCTTTGAAAACCTGCCGGCGTGTGTCTGAAGCTGGTCCCCGATGTTTCGAGGCACCTTCCTCAGAGATTCGACCC